TGTCCTCCCCGAAGATATTTTGCGCGGTCGCATTGAGGCTCCCGATGATGTCTTCGAGCGACGGCGCCGACGCACCCGTGGGTGTGATCTGGTAGGCGAGCGTGGGGAGCGGGTAGCTGGGCATTAGACGGGCACCGGGTCACCGAAGGGGCGAAGGCCGAACGGGGAGATTCCAAACCCGAAGAGCGACGTCGGCATGGTCAGGTTGAACGTGACGGAGCCGTAGATTGACTGCGCTGTCCCGACCACGGTGAGCGCGCGCGTCTTCGGGTCCAGCGAGGACGAATAAGAATTGAGGCCAGAGACGCCTTCGACACCGAGAATGGCCGTTTGGATGACTTGGTCGTAAAGCCCCGCTGTGCCATTGCCGATTACCTCCGTCAACCAGGGAACGCCTTGCGAGAGGTCGAGAAACCACTCGCCCGCGAACAGGAGTAGCGTCGTCTGGATCGCCTGGCGCACGGCCTGAGCGGAGTTGACGAGGAAGTTCTGCCCGTTCTGCCCGAATGTGTAATCTCCATCAGCGTCAAGAGCACGGTAGCGCATGGCTTCATCTTAGCGTGCGCGGCAATTATGGCGGAACGACCGTGCCGGTGATGATGCCGGTCACCAGCAGGTTGCCAGTGATCGTGACCTTGCCAGGGGGCGGCGCCACAATTGCAATTGCGCCCATCGGCCCGATCCCGATAGAGGTCGTCCCGTCGTCCGACCGAAGCTGGACCTGGGTCATGCTCACTTCTGGCACGAGTAGCGCGCGCGGCTTCGATCTGGGGCCGACCATGACGAAGCCGTCGCTGAGGTCATGGTGCCGCAGTTCGACCGGATTCTGAATTCCGCTGCTCTGCCACCAGAGATCGATCGCGCGAGAGGAGAACACGCATAGCCCCTCATCGTCGGGCTGGATGGGAAAGGTTAGAGTGTAGCCGCCGCCGCCAGGAAAGACCACCGGCACAAAGATGAGCGGCGGATATTGCATCCAGATGAAGGTGCCATCTTGCTGCTGGACCCGCGCGCGGATGGTGGGCTGGCAGGTCGCGGTGAGGGTGAGCGGGTCGAAGGCTATGATCTTGACCGGCATCGAGGTCTGGAGCGCGAGCAACTGCGCGAGAATCTGCGCTTTGATCGCGGTTTCGTGGTCCTCGTAGCGATAGAGCTGGCTCACCTAATGCCCTCCCATTCCGGAAGGTCAACCGTCTGGTTTTTGAGAGCGTGCTCGCAGTCGGCCATGAATCGAATCCGCCCGTCCGTCACGAAGCTATGGCAGCGCGGCTGCGGCTTGAACGGTGGTGAGCTGTCGTGCGGGTAGACCAGAATCGAGGGACTGAGCGACGGGGAATCAAAGAGCCCGTTCCAGTACCAGCCCTGCGCTCCCCGCGTGGGAACGGAGTGGGCCTGTTCGCAGCCTGGGCAATGGAACATGAGACGCCCATCCGATGAGCCAACCTCAAGGGCCACCTTAGCCATTTGGCACCCCGGGGAAGTCTCCACCGGCGTATCCGGCGAGCTTCAAAAAGACGTGCCAGCCGCAGCCTTCGGGGGATTCTCCAATCGCATAGTTCGTGCCCTTCGAGTGGAAGAAGCTGGCCGTCACCGTTCCGTCCGCATGGACGTGGTGGAGGCCTATGCCGCACCATGCGCCGCAGTTGCAGCGGATGATCGGCTTGAGCTTGTTCCCGTGGCTATCGACGGGCTGGGTCCATGCTGGGGCGTTGGCCACATGATCAGCCTCGTAGGTCGTCCACTTGTATTCGGGAATCTCAACCGCCATTGGACACCGCCGCGTCTGGAGGGGCGCTCGGGTCGATCGTCAGCGCCGTGATGTCAGAGTACCATTCGTTCTCGCGGGTATCGCCTGAGTGCTCCACCACCGCGACGCGGTAGACGCCCACGCCGGGGAGCCCCGGAAGGTTCACCGTCGAGGTCGCGCGCGCGATGGTCGTAAACGAGTTCGTCCGGCTAGGCAGCGGGATCATGCCCGGACCCAGGAGCGCGGCTTGCTGTGCGGCCGTCGTCGAGGTCTGCACAATGGTCGCGGCCTGGATTGCGACCTGAGTTCCCACCTTGAGCTTGCCGTTCATTAGGCAGCGCGCTTCGATGCCGTCGATCGTTGCCTCGGGGATGCCGATTAGCCCGGTGGCCGGCGTGAGAATGACCGCCTCTCCCGGGAGGTAGCCAGTCGTCGAGACGAAGGTGAGCACCCCGTTCTGCACCGACCAGCGGGCGCCGGCGGCGTTGGCGGTGGCGGCGGCCTGGTCGAGATAGATGCGCGCCAGCCCGAACATCACCTTGCCGCGAGGGAAGGCTCCGCCGAAGCTCTGTAGGCTGACTGCGTTCTGATCGGTGCCGGTGCCCATGGCCTGAGAGGCTGCGGCGACCACCTGGCCGGGGGTGAGGCCCGGGCCCAGCGTTACATTCAAAAAGCCGTAGTTGTAGCCGAGGTCGTTGTCCGCCGCGGTGATCTCCAGGAAGCTGTCCACCGCGTTCTCTTTGCCATCGCGAAAATACTTGATGTCGCCGGAGAACACCATCTCGACGGTCGTGCCCTGGTAACCGACCTGCAGCGCGATCGTGGTGTACTGCGTCTTGATCTCGTTCGCGGTCTGGCGTGTGAGGTTGTAAACCCGCACAACCATCGTGTTCGGGGTGTCCACTTCGGTCTGGCGTATCTCGAAGCGGAACCGGAGCTGGCTGAGGTCGCGCCCGCGGAGCAGCGCCGCATCCGCAACGATGAGATTGGCGATGCGTCCGAACTGTGCGCCGGTCGCGTTCATGATCCGTAGGGGATGAAGAAAAGCAGGGCGGTGGTGCCCAGATTGTCGAAGGTCGGCGCCGCAAGGGGGTCGCCGCCGGAGCTTTGAACAATCAGGGCCCCACCGATTCCAAGGTACTGGAACTGGCCAAGGATGTCGACGCCGGTCACCAGCGCGAGGCCCTGCACGATGGGATTCCCCTGGCTATCCGAGATGTCGAGAAGCCAGGTCTGGAGTGGGACGTTCCACTGGACAAGAAACTGGTAGACCACGCCCAGGAGCGTGACCGTGAGCGTCTGCGGCTGCGCGAGCAGCGGTATCTCATAGCCGTTCATGGCTCACCTGGGAAGGGGAATTGAGCTGCCGCCTGAGCGGAGAGCGAGTTCTGAAAGGCTGCCGTGCTGGGGAGCGGCGTCGCGGTCACATTCTGCTGCCCTTGCTGGGCGACCTGCAGCCCGGTCTGCGGGTCCTGGACCTGAGCCGGATTCTGTGAGAGCTGGAAGGTCGTCGTTGTCACGATGATCAACTGCTGGCAGACCACCCGGATGATGAGCGCGTTCTCGGTATCCTTGTCGGTCGTCACCGAGAGCATCGAGATGAGCATGTTCGCGTAAACTCTCCGGCCGGTGTAGACCATGAAGGGCACATGTCCGGAGCGCAAATCCAGAAGCTGGGCGTAGACGGCGTTCAGAAAATTCGGGTTGCTGAATGAGCCCGTCATCGTCTGAGGCGTTCCGTCCGGTAGGGTTACGGTGATGGTCGCCGTGCCGCTGTTCTGCGTGCTGCCTGGCCACCAGCCGTAGGTGAGGGTGACCTCGCTCGGCTCATCAACAGCGTTGTCCGAGATGGTCGCGACGCCAGTTGAGCCTTCAACCGGATGGCGGGTGATCGTCGTCCGGTCCTCATGGTGTTCCTCGACCACCACGTCAGCGACGATGGTCCCGATGCTGCGCGCGGGGATGATCATGACCTTCTGGAGCGGCGGCGGAGCCGGGAGTTGGGGGAAGGCGCTCATTGTGCGAGGGCTCCTGTCGCGTTGCGGGTGAGGTCGGCGATCTGCTGGCGCTGCTCACGGACGACATGGCGCGCGGTGCCGTTGGCGTCGCTGGTGCCATGCACGTTCGTTTCGATGTGCTGGTGAATGGTGACCGACCGGGAGCCTCCAGCGCTGCCCAGATTATGACTCAAGCTGGCCATCGCTGCGCTGCGGAGCGCTTCGTCTCCGAACTTCGAGTGCTCGCCTTCCGACCGGACGATGTTCCGCATGAGCGCGGCGAGGACCGCTGGATCTCTGAGGTTCAGCCGGGCGTCTGCGCTAAGGTGCATGTCCCGCGCCGTGCTCGCGATATAGGCCTCGGTGTTGTTATGGTCCTTTGCGGGAGCCCATGCCGAGACGATCTTGCGGATGGTGTCGCGGTGATGGTTCCCATAGGCGATCAAGTTCGAAGCCATGGCTTCGAGTCCCTGCTCGTCGGAATCGAACGTGGCGAACCGGCCGCTCTTGCCGCGATCGATTTGCGGACGCCCTGCCCAATTACGCAGGTTGCCAGGGTTGTGAATGTCCATCCCCTTGAAGTAGGCAACCGTCGCCGCCGATGCGCTTTCCGTCGCATGGGCCATCCGGTGCCATAGCGCCTGTCCGCCCTGGCCGTGAGCTGGGTCGGTTCCGCCATATATCCATTTCCGGAATCCGGAAAGTGCATCGTCGGCTGGCTGTGACCACTTTTTCCAGGCTTCCAGGAGCCCGAGGATGCCGAGGACTGCCAGCACCACCGGGACGATAAACTCTGCCAACGCCGCTGCACCGCCGCCCTCCGCCGCCGCTGCGACGCCTCCGACTTCCGCTCCACCTGCAGCTTCACCGGCTACCGCGCCTTCCCCGCTGACTCCCATCGCGCGGCCGAGTGAACGAAGGCCAGCACCGGCCAGCTTCTTCATCAGCCATGCCCCTACCGTAGCGCCAGCGATGCCGAGGCCGGCGAGCGCATAGGTGCTTCCGCCGTGGGTCAGCTTGTCGAGGCGGTCGAAGCGGTCGACCAGGTAGCTGAGGCCCTTCACCAGCATATCGACGGCGGGCAGGAACCGCTCGGCCAGAAGGCTCTTGAGGATGTCGACGTCCGTATCGAACCGGAGCATCTCGCGCTCGAACTCTGCGGAGCGCTTCGCCACTGCATCCGGGTCCAGTCCGGCGTTGCGGAACATCCGCTGGCGCTCCGCCATTGCGTCCTGTAGGAGCTTCGGATTCTTGAGCAGCATGTTCAGCGTGTCCGGGTCGATTCCGAACTGCTGCCCGTATTGCGCGGCCATCGCTGGCGCCATGTGCTGGAGCTTCGGCAGAAGCTCAGTAAGCTCGGTGATGGTATCGCGGCCAGGCTGCACGCCAAGCTGTTTCAGGAATCCGTTGAGCCCGGGGTTGAGCCGGATAGCGCGGGACATACCCTCGATGGCGGCGTTGGCCGCGGGCAGATCCACCCCGATCATCTTCGCGGCGTATTGGAAGCTCTGGAGGTTGCGGACGGTCGTGTTCATCCGCTGGGCCGAGTAGTACAGCGTATCGAACTTCTCGGCCATCTGGATGACGTTGCGGTCGACTAGGATGGCAACCGCAGCGACGCCTTCGCCGAGATCCTCCAGGACCCCTTGCGTTTTCTTGATGATGCGTTCGACCGCGCGGAACTGGTCCTCGTCCACCTTGAAGCCGAGCGCGACGAGGAACTCCTGGAGGACCATCAGCTTCCTTTCGGCGCGAGCCGGCGGTCATTCTCCGCGCGCACGTCGAGCGCATCGTTCATCCGCGCCACATCTTCAAGTGTAAGCGTCCCGTCTAACAGGCTCTCGTATTTGCAGCAGCCTTCCAGCACCACCCGCATCAGCGGGTCGGAGTGGTCGCGGAGATGGGCGAGGGTGATGCTGGAGCCGCCGCGCTGTATCCCTTCGGCAGCTCGGTAGGAAAAAAACCGCCCATGTTCGCACTCAGCGCCTCCCATGCCAGCCGGAGCATGACGGGCATCGAGAGGTCTGCGAACATCAGCACGCCATCCTTCCGGATGCGCGCCCAATTGCCGGCTTCCTGCTGGACGGAGCAAGCGTCGAGGCAGCGGTTGACGACGTACTCCGCATCGGCGTCTGGCATCGATGCGAATGTCTCAGCCACGCCGGGGAGCGACTTGATCACGGTTTCGATGCGAAGCTTGCGCTCGGCCGGTTGCAGCTCGTCGCCTTCGCGGAGTAGCTCAAAGACTGCGGGGAGCGCGGACGTGAAGGCGGGCGCCAGGCGTCGCGTGATGTGGAACTGGACCATGGCCGGGATGGGACCGACCTGGTACTTTCGATCTTCGATCGTCACTTCAACCGGCGTCATCATGTCGCTTTACTCCTTGCGCACGATTATGCCATAAGTGGCGGAAGGTGGAGGAATCGAACCCCCATGACTCATCACCATGCCCCGGTATTCGACGCCGGTTGGCGGACCATTCCGCCGGCACCTTCCATCTTGGCGGAGAGAGCAGGATTCGAACCTGCGAGCAGCCCTTTCGGGCCGCTTCCCGTTTAGCAAACGGGTGGTTTCAGCCACTCACCCATCTCTCCAAATTTGGTGCGCGAGGGGAGATTCGAACTCCCAATCTTCTGATCCTAAGTCAGACGCCTTTGCCATTTTGGCCACTCGCGCATGGTGCGGAAGGTGGGACTCGAACCCACACCGGGACGGCTTTTGAGGCCGATGCATCTGCCATTGTGCTACTTCCGCGCAAAACAAAACCCTCCGCTGTGGGAGGGCTTGGAAACGGTCTGGATTGCCTATGAGCTATTCCAGAACGCACCGAGCCGCACCCAGCAAGCTGAATGACGACAGGGACGAACTGGATAAGCAACGCATGAAGGTAATCCTAACGAAGCATGGTTCTGTTGTCAAATTGGCGGCGGGAGCTGCGACTCCCCGCCTTGATGCTATGCCAGGCAGTACGAGTTGGTGCAGGAAATAGTGACCGTGTTGAAGTAGTCACACAGCGCTCCGATAGCCGCGCCGACCAGGACCATGCCGATCAATTCTTCTCCGATTCCGTTGCTCATATTGTCTCCTCTGTTAGTAGGCGGGATTGCCTATATAGTTCGATGCAGATTTCGCGCACGCAGAAACGCCCTGATTTCTCAGGGCGTCTTTCGATGGTGTCCGTCTGCGATTCCGGAATCCGGAATCTTAGAGCAAGCTGGTGGGAACCTGCGAGCCCATCAGGGTGAAGGCGCGGATGGCCATGAACTCCCACTCGATGATGTTCGCTTCCTTCGCCCAGAGATTGGGCGGTTCCTTCGTGAAGGCCGTTCCCGCAGCCGAATACTGATCACCGGATACGGCGTTGGTCAGCGTGACCAGGTTCTGGCCCCAGAGCAGCGATGATGCGCTCTGCGTCGTGAACATGCCGTGGAGCTGGGCGTTCGCCGGGGACGTCTTGAGCAGCCGGACGATCATGCGGGCCGCGCGGCTCTGGATCAAGCTGTGCATACCCGAGCCATCGGCGCCAATGGTCATCTTCGTGCGTTCGTCGATGGGCTCGAAGGTGATGCCCTCTTCCGCGGCTCCGCTGCCATAGCCGAGCTGGACGACTCCGCCGCCACCAGCGATGGTAACGAAGATGTCCGCGAATGAGTAGGTTCCGAACTCCATGACAGCTCCTTACGGGTTGACGGTGATGGCACAGTTGACGGTCTGGACGGCACCGAGCAGCTTTGCGGCGACTTGAATCGGAACCGAGATGCGGGAGGCGCGGGCGCTGGGCGACTGCGTTGCCACCGGCGGTGCATAGATGGCGAATCCCTTCGGCAGCGGAGATCCGGTGGCGATGGGACCGAACGGTGCGCCGGTCCAGACGGCCGAGCCGCTGCCGTCGAGGTAGCCGTTGTTCGCGAACTGCTGCATGACGCCTTCGAGCGCGGCGACCAGGGTGTGCATCCCGGCATCGCTCTGGCCAACCTTCGTCGTGGTCGTATAGAGCACGTTGAACAGGGCTGCGAGGACGGCGACGGCGAGGTTGTCAGCGCCGATCTGGGTATCGATGTAGACGCCCGTCTGGCAGGTCGTACCCGGGAAGAAGATGCTGGCGCCGCTCTCGACGTTGGTCGCGACATAGGCGTTCCAGTTCTTCGCGATGATGGTCTGGAGCTGCGAGTCGGTGATGTTGACCGGAATCACGTCCGGCATCTGCTTCCATGCGAGCGTGATGGCGCTGTTCGACTGCGTGTAATCGACCGTCAGGATGCGCGCCGCTGCGCTGATCATGTCGGTCAGCGATGTGGCCGAGTATGTGCCAGCGCCGCGCGGGATGTTGAGCTGCGAGCAGAGGTAAGCGAGGTCCGTCGTGCTCGACGAGCTCAGGATGCCGCCCTCTTCCGAGGTCATGAAGTAGAAGTGCTTGATACTCGACGCGTTGACCGCTGCCAGGACTGCCGTATGGTCGCTGTCCGAGTTGATCGAAGGCATCATCAGCGCGTACCAGGTGGTCCCGTAATTGTTCATGAACAGGTTGGCCGCGGCGAGCGCCGTCTCTGCTGCCTGACCCGGGGACTGGAAAGCACCGCTCGACCCAACCGTGCAGCCGAGCAGCGCGGAGATGTCCGTACCGCTGGAGGGAGCAGTCAGGAAGCTAATCGCGCTGGCCGCGCCGGTTGTGTTCGACGTGATCTGGAACTGGCTGTAGACCGCGTTCCAGACGATGGTCGCGGTTGTGAGTGCTACTTGGATGATCGCGGCGACACCGGGGAGTGTCGTCGCACCTGAGAAGTTCAATCCGCTCACATGCTGTATCCCGAGCGCGTCAACGGTGATCGAGAAGCCGCCGCTGGTGATGCCCGTAAAGTTCGAGAGCAACTGCTGTGCGGCGGAGAGGGTCGAGCCGATGAGCTGGCCGGCGGTCGCTGTCTGCGCCCAGCGCCCGAGATAGAGGCGTGCGGGCTGAGGGCTCTGCCCGAACCACTGCAATGCAGCGGCGTATTCGAGTCCACCGGTTCCGAAGTCAGCGCCGATGGCGGCAGCGGTGTAATAGGGGCGGATGCGGGTCGTCAGGGGGATGGCAGTGCCGGCCGTCAGGAGAAGCAGGTCGCTCGTGTTCTGAGGGGTAACCGCGCTCGCGGCGAGCGAGACACTGACCGCGATCAACTGTTGGACGCTAATCATCAACCCTCCGACACATTCACGACTTCGGTTAGCGGTGGGTCGGCTAGGTTGATGGTGACCTGTGCGCCAGCCAAATCGAGCACCGAATACTGCAATGCTACAGCACGGCGCAAGCGGATTCGGCAGTCGACGTGACCCACATAACGCTCCTTCACCTTCTCGCCGATGGTGACCGGGTCGTCGATCGAGATCCACCCCAACCCGTTCAGGAAGAGGTATTCGAGGTTCTGCTTTATCTGGCAGCCGTTCCAGAGGTTCGACATAGCCGCGTCCGAGCAGGGCCCGGTGCAGGAGCATCGAACCTCAAGCTCCTCATTGCGGTAGAGAAGGTCATAGGCCGTGGTGTCATCGGTCGCCGGAACGTGCCGCACCCATGCGCTCCAGTCGCGGCGATGTTGCTTGATGCCGAACGAGATCCAGGTCACCGAGATGTCCGGCTTCGGCGGGGGATTCTCCTGCCATAGAGGACGTACCAGGGAGCCATCGAGCCCACTCAGGCCAGCAACCCATGGTTGGATGACTAGTGCCAGCGCAAGGCCTGTCACTGGCCCGCTGGGCACCGGCAGTAGGTAGCCTCCGGTCGCGCTCGTATTGGTGTCGGGCTGTTCCGGCATGGCCTAAGTCCCCGTGGGCGCGTCCTGCGTATCCTGGCTCGTGCAGATCGCCTCTATCCATCCTGCACCATAGCTGGTAGCGTCCTCGACGGTGATCACCAGAAAGTCGTCGTTGTGCCAGGTCACGATGTCTTGCAGTAAGCCCGCGACCTGGCCCTGGAGACGGAACCGCGTGATGACCGAGATGGTCTTGCGGCCGATCGCCCCCTCATCGTCGCGCGAACTGTCATTGTCGCCGTCCGGCTCGACGATGGCGCCGACGCGGAACGTCTCATCGGAGTTCCGACCAATCCCGGTGCTGTCGACGAACGAGGTCCGCCGCCGCACGCTGATCATATCCACCAGCATAGGGCTGGAGAGCACGATGACTCCGGGGTCGATAAGAGGCGGCATTAGTGAGGCTCCCGCGTGCGCACAACGCTGGTCACGGCGGCAAGCATCTGGCCGGTGGCGTCGAGAGGTTCGGTGCGCGTCATGCCTTGGCGCTGGCGCGCTCTGATGGTCGATGGTGCCAGTGCTTGGAAGGGACCGGCAACGATCTTGCTCTTGATGCCGGCCTCTGCTATCAACCCCACCCCGATCAAGCCCTTCTCGACTGCATCCTTGTCACCTTCGAGCGCCTTGCGGCCGGTCGATTCCATGCGCGCGGTGATGTCCGTCTCGACCTCGCGGATGCCGGGCTCCATAAACTCGCGCTGCGGGATGCCGTTCACCGGGCTGCCCTGGTTGTGGATGTAGGCCAGCTCCGCGTTGGTGATCGGGTCGCCCTTCTCTCGGGGTTTGCCGTCTGAGGGGAAGCCGACCAGAACCTCGCGATTCTCCAGCGCGTCGAGCGCGGCCATGAGCTGCGGGATGTTATTCACCGCGAGGACCAGGTTCACGGTGATGTTCGTCTTGCGCGCCATTAGGCACCGCCCTCATAGAAGCCTTCGACCGGTCCAGCCCATGCACCGATCGCGTAGCCATTGCCGCACAGTATAGCCACGCACTCCATGAGGAAAAGCTGGTTCGCTGCAAGGCAGGGTCCGGAGATGCCCACCTGGATAGGTCCGGCGCCCATCATGCGCATCAGGTTCCAGAACCGCGTGCCGTAGATCGTCAGGTTGAAGTTGCCCGCGCCTTCTTCGCCAGCAAGGGCCGTGTCGTATCCCACGCTGAGGGACTTCCCCGCTTCCGAGGCCACCACGCCGCGGGAGATGCCAGGGATGCCGCCAGCGTCCGCCGCGCTCATGGCGAAGGCTTCCAGCGCAACGTTGTGCGCGATGAACAGCTCCATGCCGAGGTTGATGAGCGCCGGGTCCCACCGGCACGGATTGAGCAGGTAGGCCGCGATGGTCGCCCAGAACGTGATCTGCGAGACGGGGAAGAGGGTCGAGTTTCCGAATTCCGGAAAGTCGAGCACAAACTGCGCGGGGAGGATGGGCGTGTTAGGCGGTGCTGGTAGCGACATCTTGCCCCTCAAATTGAGAAGGCCCACCGACCTAAGCCGGTAGGCCTCTCCGTGACAGATTCCAGAACTTACCGATCGTCGCGTGGTGCCGACTGGTTGTATGCCTTCACGCCATTGGCGATCAAGTAGGGGTGTGTGGACAGACCGGTCTCCACTGGCTGCACACCGGCCTGGAACTGAATCTGGCGCGCGTGCGTGACGGTCAGCTTGACCGGGTGCGGGAAGAGCATCAGCACCGTATCCTGCGCGGCGGCGGCGGCCTTGTCAGCCGTCTCCAGATTCGCGCTCGGATGCAGGGCGATTGGATCGATCACGCCGGGAGCATAGCCAGGCTTGACCTGTTGCCCAACCGGCAGCTCCGAGACGTCCTTCGCCTTGTCCTTCGTGAAGTCGGGCGAGCCTTCAATGCGGCCGTCGGCGTCAATCACGTTCGCGGCCTTGGCGTCTGCAGCTACCTTCGCAGCGTTCGCGTTTTGCTCGTCGGTCAGCGATGGATCATTCTCGTATGGCATCGGATACCTCAAAAGTGTTGGGCCGTAGCCCTTTTCGCTTACCCTTCCGTTATACCAGTGTCCGCAAGCGCGCGGCGCGCATCCTGGCGTCTCTTCTGTCCAATTCTCAACTTCTCAAGGTGCTCGGGGCTGAATACTCGACCCTTCAATGCCTTCGATATCTTCAACCTTTCTGCTGGGTCCTGCGCCCGCGCACGGTTCGCCGCTGCGATCTTGGCCTTAGTCTCCTCCGAGAGCACGTTCCCGGCCTTGATGTGGTGTCGGCCTTCCGCCGCGCGTCGCTGCGCGGAATCGCGCATCTTCGCCTTAGTCTCTTCGCTCAAGGGCTTGCCCTTATTGGCTGTGCCGTAGGTGTTGCCTTTGAGGCGCTCGGAATTGTCTGGTCGAGGTCGGCCAAGTAAAGCCGCCCTCTGTTTAGCTCGAACCTCCGGTGGAGTAATAGTGCCTCGTCTATTTCGGTTGCCCGTGGCCCATTTCGTGGCTCGCGCTGACATTGCAGCGCGAAGCTCTGGGGATGGCTCCCGAACGCCATCTCCCCCACTGGTCGCGTTGACCAAGGGACCGTTAGGTTCGCGGCCGAGCTTGGCGATAGTCGCGATCTCCAGAGCGGCAGCCTCAGCCTTAGTCAGACCCTCGGCCAGCTTGCGCTTTGGAACCGAGATTCCAGCTCGCTTCATCGCCCGGATTATGTTGTTCTTGTGGGTCCGCGGATTCTTGGAGTTGCAACATGCCTCGTGCTGGAGCCAGCGGTCGCCCTTGCCGAAGCCGATGTAGAACGGTGTTCCGTCCTCGCGCTCTAACTGGTAGACGTAGTAAATTGCCTCTGACGTAGAAATGGGTGAGCCCCTTTCGGATACTCACCCATTCTATCAGATGCTACACTCCATTGAAAATCAGAGCCCGTCAAAGTACCCCACAGTATTTCCATAGGGGAATTCGACGCCACCCATGCGGTGGTAGTAGTAGGTCTTGTGCCACAGGCCGTCGTACTGAATCGGCGTGCGGTTCTGGAGGGTGAGCGGGAAGCGCACGAATTTGTATTCCTTCGTGTAGACGACCATGCGGTCGACCGTTCCCTGGACGCCGATGGTGCCGCCGGCGCCGGTTCCGAAGCCCCACTTGCAGGCCTCGATGGTGAGCTTGCCTCCACCGTTCGCGGTGAGCAGGTTGTTCTGCTCGATGTAGGTCTTGATCGAGACCAGGCCAGCCTGGGTCGCCACCTTGGCAGTCGAGATGAATCCGAACTGCGTGGGGGGGAGCAGGATGCGGTTCGGCTTCACAGCCCAGCCGCTTGCAGACCACACCGAGGTCAGCGCGAGGTTGAAGTCCGCGAGGATCTCGTCGGGCGTCTTGTAGAGCCACTGCGAATAGCCCTGCGCGCCAATCGGGAGGTTCGTGACGTTGGTCACGGCGCTAGAGTTGTACAGGCCGCCGATGTTCAGCGTGATGTCGCCGATGTAGACCTGCTCATCGATGTCCATCTGGCGCTTGAGTTCCATGCCGTCGACCTTCGATGCGTCGATGGGACGGCCGAGCTTGGCGGCGGAGGCGAGCTCCAGGATGTCGTACTTGACCTCCATGCCCCAGACGTTCAGCGGGTTCGGCGTCTTCTTGATGTCGAGCCCAACGCCAGCGATCTGCGTGGAGTCCTTACCCATCCATGCCTTGCCGGTGCCGACGGCGTTGCCGGTGCCGAGGCCACCCTGCGACGCGACGGTCGAGTTCGTGAAGCTGGAGAACTCATCCGCGATCGTGATGTCCTCACGGAGGTCCATGTCGCGCATCCATGTGATGTCGACGAGCGGCATGTTCAGCGTCTGGTCGATACGCTCCAGCTCGCCATGCAGGAACGCGCCCGTCGAGTCAACGGTCTTGCCGTCATGGGTGCGGCAGCTCCCCAGCCGCTGGCCCGGCTGATATGCGGGTTCATCATTGCGAAGATGGTCGAAGCTGAGCATTTCCGTTCCTCCCGCCCTTGTGTGGCGACCTTCTAAACTTTGCCGGGTACTTCTACCGCCCGGTCGGCCTTGCCATGCGCCTTGCGCGGTTTAGACCTCGAAGATGAGCTCACCGATGCCGAGCGTGTCCGCCGGGCCGTTGAACGTGGTCCGAGCCGATGAGAGGGTGATGGTATTTCCGCCCGAGCTTGCCGACTCAAAGCCGCCCTGGATATGGCTGCCGGAAGCGGCGGCAATCCAGACGTTGACGGCCTGGCCCTTGGTCACAGCTCCAACGATCGGGACCATGATGTAGCCGAAGCGGAGGATGTCGACGATGGGACCGGGGACGTTGGCTGCGCCAAACGAAGCGCTCATGCCGCCCGTGGTCTGCTGCGTCGGATAGACGCGGACGACGACGCCGTAGATGGAGGTCAGGGCCGAGTCGCTCGACTGGAGCACCCGCACGCCATTGACCGAAGTGTCCACTACCACCGCGAGGCCAGGCTGCAAGGGGACCGCCGTATTCGGCGAGATGTAGCAGGGCTCGACTATGGCGCGCGGGAAGCGAGCAATGTCGCCAGCGAAGCCAGCGCCCATGCGGTAGGTGAACGCGCCGTCGTGCGTCATGCGGCGGCCGAGCCGGCGGGGAAACTGAGGGTTCACGCTGATCATGACTAACTGCTCCTTCCGGTCGGGCTGTTGCCCGGGTGCTGCGGAACTGCGTAACTGCGAGCGCTTACTTGTTATCCGGGAACAACGCCCGGTTGCGCTTGTTGAGGTCTGCAAGGGTCAACGTCGGCTTGGCATCGTGAGTGCGCGTCGCGCTGATGCGTTCGGGCTCCGAGTTGCTGCGGCCCTTGGCGGCGACAGCGCCGCGGAAGATGGTGCGAACGTCGTCGCAGGTCATCTTTGTAAGGCCGTCCTGGGTGAGCACCTTGCCGCCGCGGAGTGCGGCAACCGTGCCAGCACCGTCCATGGTCGAGGCGAAGACGCCCAGCGCGCGGCGCCGGAGAGCGCAGATGGTGTCGAGGGTCTTGCGACGCGGCGTGGCGCTGTCGAAGGTGGGGTAGTGGAGGCCCGGGGCGATGATCTCGCAGCCGGAGATGGTGGCCTGGACTGACTCCTCCAGATAGGCGCTGTCCTTGGACTTCCGGGCCTTGTCGCCGGTGCCCTCGGGAGCTTCCTCCTCCATCGCGTCCTCGGTTTTCTTCTCCTCTTCCTTGGACTCTTCGTCGTGCGTGGTCGCTTCCTCGCAAGCCTTGATGCGGCCTTCGAGGCCTTCCATCGCGGAATCGTGAGCCTTGAACTTGGCGTCGTGCGCCTCGAAGCGTGCGGAGATCTTCTCCGGCGTCCATTCCTCTTCGCCGTCGGCGTCCTTGGACTTCTTCTTGTCCTTGGCCTCTTCCTTCGCCTTCTTCTCGGCCTCTTCGACCTCTTCGTCCTTGGCCTTGTCGAGTTCCTTCATGGCCGCGTCGATCTCCTTGGCGTCCTTGGAGTCGAGAGCCTTGCGTAGGTTGCGCTTCGCGGCGTCGAAAGTCATTGGTCCTGCCTCCTGGCATCGGCACGTCTTTGTGGACGGCAGAGCTGAATCCCTTACTGCGCATCGGGCGCCGCAGCGACCCGAATCTACGAGGGCAACGTGGTTCACCACGATGTCCTCTTGATGGCCTATGCCGGGAGCGTCTTCGACATACTCGCAGTCGTATCCCAGCGACAACTCGACCTTATCATCCACTGCAAGCCCTGTTTCCCGGTCGTAAAGCAGCCCGATGATCGCCTGGTCGCAGATGAGCAGGTCGGCCACCAGGAGCATCTCGTCCGGCGGGGACCCGCGGCGGGCCTGGATCATGATGCCAGCGGCGAGCTCTTTCCAGTTGGCGGGATTGACCTCGCCATCGGGGTAGAGTTCCGGGTCCGGGTGCTCGTTGATGAGCGGCTTGCCGTTGGCGCTATCGATGACGACGGACTTGAATACGTCCTCTGGACGGCGGTCGATATGTACCAACCCGTCCGGGCCGGGCTTGAGCGGAGTCTCATCCGGCCCGTAGATCTGGATACCGGTGCGGGCGATGGGCGTGTTTTGGCAGTAGAGGAAGCCTTCGGGGGTGAGGAAGCGGTTCGGGCCGATCTTCTCGGTTGTGTAGAACCGCATATCGGTGGTCTTGCCGTCGAGAGAGCCAGGAAACATCTCACGAAGAACTTCCCGCACTACATAAGAAGGGAGCCCCGTAGCTTGGCTAAGCTCAGAAGGCGTCTTGCGACCTTCCTTCATGGCTGCTTGAACGAGCTCCTTAGAAGTCTTCGTGTCCTGCGTCTTTCCGAGCGCTTCGCGAGCCTTGGCTTGCTTCTCCTGCGGAGAGAGCTTCTCCCAGGACTCAAGGCTCAGGCCAAGCTTCTCCCGGATCTCGCTCGCCATGATGTCGTGGGTTGAGTCGTGCGTACCCTCGTGCGGCCCTTTCTCTTTGCTCTGCCCGCAATGTACGCAACGATCAGGCTGGGCCGGATGGCCGAGATACGAGCCGGTCGGCTCGAACTTGTGAGGCAAATGCGGCTGCGGGAAGGCGTCTTCTGTCCTGCTCAACAGGCGGTTGGCTTCTTCAAGGGCCTGGCCGCGCGTCAGGCGCTCTTCTTTCTCAAAATAGGCCACAAGCTCCGCGCGTTTCACGTTCTCCGGGATTCGCTTGGTAAGAATGGCCTGTGCCGGGGTGTATGAATCGACCGTGAAGGCAAGCGACTTCATGGACTCCCCTTTTAGAGCAAGCCCTTGTTGGCGGATACGACGAGGCGGACGGATGCGCTGGTCCCGGTGAAGGTGCCAGAGGTCACGAATCGAACGCCCGTAAGCCCACTCAGGTTCACTATGAACAGGCCAGTGGTGGTCACGGTCTGGGTCGTGGCGAGGGTGCCGGCCGCGGTGATCGCTGCGCTATTCAGCGCGAACCAATGCACGTTGTCATTCGTGCCCTGGATACCGAGGGTGACGGTCGTCAGGGAGGTTCCGTAGACGGTGAAGGTTCCGTAGCTGGCGCCGCCGAGGACCATGGTCGAGCTGGTCTGGCTGGTCGCGGTGAAGCTCTGAACCGGATAGGCTATGTTCGGGGAGATGGTAGGCGTGGCTCCGGAGACGACCTGAGCGTGGGAGGGCCGCGCGGCCAGGAAGCACATGCAGAGGCAGAACGCCAAGGCGATGCGGGGCGTTCGCTTGGGCGATTCGCCGCTGGAGGCATAGGCCAGGAGCGCGCAGACGACCAGCGCCGGGATGAGCAGGGCAGGGATGAAAATGCCGAGCACGACGGCGGCAACAGTGAGGACGATGGAGAGGGTGCGAAGCTTGCGCATTGGCGGTGACTCCTGAAAGCAGGTTACCGTATGCGTCAAGCCGCCTTTCCGGATTCCGGAATCGTGAGGACCAGCGGGCCGGTTTCCCGGAGGCAGATGCACTCACCTTCATGCCCTTGCTGGAGAAGACACCGCTGCCACCGAGCCCATGGTCCAACCGATGACTTGCAGCGGCCTTCGTTGACCGGTCGAGCGTGGATCCGCCCGTAGGTGTGTGGGATGGCGGCCATCGCCGCGGTAGCGCGGTCGGTGAACTCGCGGCGGGTTATGGAGACTCCGCTCATGCGTAGCTGAGGAACTGGAGCAGGAAGGTCGCAACGTAGGTGATCAGGTTGCTCGACCCGTCGAGCTTGGGCGGAGCCGTCATGAAGGTCAGCCGGAGGATGGAGCCCGCAATCGTAGCCGTGACGCCTGTAACAACCGCGCTGGCCGCTCCGAGGACGACAAGGCTCTGGATACCCTGCGGTTGCTGGCCGGTGAAGTTCAACCCGAGCGGGAGCGTCGAGAGGTCCACCGCGAAGGTGGTCGAAGTGCCATCTACCGTGAAGTCGAGCGTCGTCGAGCGGACGGGCGTGATCATGGGTCTATGGTATCCCTTCCCCGAAATCAGCTTCGGTGAAGCCAAGGCTTTCGGCGTAGCGCGGCTTCGGGATGGCCGGTGTTACTGCGGCGAGAGCGGCGGTGCGAAGGAAGCTGCGGCGGTTCATGCTCTATCTCCGTATCGCAAAGTGTCCCATCGAGCGATGCTGTCCAATGCCGATTCTACTCGGGCGTTCGGGCCAAGCGCTTGCTCGATGCGCGACTTGTGGTGAATCTCCATCGGGAAGCGATCGTAGCCACCGCGGGCGAGGTCGCGGCAGATCGAGCCTGGTGCGGCCTGGCAGGTCGGACAGCGGGTGTCGAGCGGCTTCATGCCCGGACCCAATAGGTCAGGTACTTATCGTTCACGTTCACGTTCACGTCCTCAAATCGTAAAGGAAATTATTCTAAAGGCCACTGCCACCAACATCCAACGGTATCTCTGTGGACTCCTGCGTGGCCTTTTGGCAGGATGCAATCGGAAATTGGTCCAGTCCAAGGCTGCATATTATTACCGCAAGACTCTGAAAATAAGGGAGGCTTCGGCGACTGCTCAATTGGGTTGTCCATCTGGCCTCGCCATTCTGCGCGTCTGCGCGTCGATCGTTGCCTCGTCCAATTCTCTCCCGCGTGACCACATGCCAGCAACCGAGCAGTGGTCGCCTTCGTGACCGATGGGCAGGTAGCAGAGAAAGCGCGGGTCGCGGCCAGCATCGCGGTTCGCCAGCCAGGCCATGCCGAAGTTTACCGCATCGCAGGGGTTGTTCCGATGAACCGCGTGCGCGAAGGTTTTGGCCAACAGGATCAGGATGTTCCAGAGGCAGCCCGCCGCGCAGAATAGCGCGATCACGATGCCAGCCAAGCGGAAGGGCCGGCTGAAATGCTGCACGAAGGTTCCGCAAACAAAGATCACGATGCAGTTCCCGATGATGGTGCCGATGCGCACGACTGGATTCATTTGGATCCCTTCTTCTCCGGCTCCAGCCAGAGGTAAAGCATAGACCCGACCTTGCGCTCCAAAAGCACGCGACCAGCTTCCTTGGCCCGGCGCCGGATGTGGACCAGCGTGTTCCCCGCATGGCGCTCGTCGCGGTTCTCCACTTCCTCAGCGTGGCCAGGGGCGAGCGCGAGCAGCTTGGCCCAGAGCGCTCCGGAGCGGCCCATGGGAGGGCGGAGGCGGGGCTTCTCCGGTGGGAGATCTTCGATCTTGATCGTGCGCGATGTCAGCTTGTCCAAGTGGCCTCCCATGACGTTTGCCTCGACTGTCAGGGTAACCTCTTCTGGGGCTGTGCTTTCCGTGGAAATATCGGGCGCTTTCTGGACAATTCCCCAATGGATGAGCCGACCCTCCATCTGGACAATTTGGATGGCTCCGGCACCGCGCAAAAGCGAGCAGATGGCCGAACAGGTCTCAATGCCGAGGCCGGTTCTTTCGGCAAGCTCCCGAGAGGTTCTTGCGCCGTTTTTGATGGCG